ACCCTTTCGCTACATTCAGCGGCCCGTATGTCTGGGAGCTACCGGCAAGGTACCTCTCAGCGTTCCGCTAGAAATAGTAAGCGTTTTTCGCGTCGAGCTCAAATTGTGCTTGATGCAATTAACGCTGCTTTTCTAACAATAAAGTGGAAAAGGACGTCCCCTTACGTAGGGAACTTCTTTGCCCACTTAAAAAGGAAACTTCGGACGGACGCTTCCACGGAAGCGGTCATCTGTCGTCTCAAAAGTGCGTGTCTGGTGGCGCGTGAGCGGGCTCTCCAAGGAGAGGCCGTGACAAAACCAGTCGCAAATTTATCTGGGATTCTGTTTCCCCGTCGCTACCACGTGACGGCGAATCAGTTATACCAGTTAAGCTGTATTAAGCGGGCACTCCCACTGCCGACCAAGGTCGAATGTGAAGAAGCCGCCGCCGAGTTCCATAAGGATTCGTCTCGGCCCTACCCGGGCTGGGACGACCCCAGAGGACAAGGCCATAAATTCTACCGTAAGTTGGGGGCTTCAACACGTAAGTGGCTGAAGCGCCTGACAAAAAGGTGCAGTCGGGCGTTTGAGAAGGTTCCTGATTATTCAGGGGCCTCTTCAACGACCCAAAGTTCAAGGAAATCTGGGGGGAGAACAGGTTACGCCAAATCTGTGTTGAGCAGACTAGGCCTAACTGTTGATCCCCCCCCGGAAGTTCCTGAAAATACTTGGTTCAAGTCTCGTGATAGGCCGAAAGCTTATCGCAAGGCTATGAAACTCATTAACAGAGACTCGTCGGATCCGACACCTATACAACCGTCGCGGGTTGTAGTGGTGAAGGAACCATCTAAGGCTCGTATAGTGACCATTTCCGATGCGCGACTAGTCGCGAACGGTCATATGGTAAGGAAGGCCCTTTTCGGTGCCGTCGTCGGAAGACGAGGGGCTGGAGAAGCCTTGAATTCTTGTCCGAATTTTCTCAAGTTTAGGCGTAAACCTAAAGATGGGAAGAAACGGTTTGTTTATAGTGCCGATCTCAAGAAGGCTACTGATGGTTTGTGCCACCAGTGGCTATCTTGGTTGACTGGACATCTGGGCATAGTCCCCGATTTGATTTTCGGCCAAGAGGTCGAAAATGAGAACGGTGAGACTTATAAGACCCTTCGTGGGGCATTTATGGGATTACCAGCTAGCTGGACAATCCTGTCGATGTCACACTTAATTATTGCAGAGAGAGTCGACCCACTTGGTCTTTTTTGGATCAAGGGAGACGACCTCATTGCTTATTGGACACAGAACCAATGGGCTTCTTATAGAAGCTTAATGGAAGTGACCGGGATGGTGGTTAATACAACCAAATCTTTCGTCGCGGAGTCAAGGGGTACCTTTTGCGAGGCACTCTATGAACTTCGAGAGGAGGGATTACAGTTGATTCCCACTCTATCATTACGAGGTTTCATCCACCGTTCCTCATTGGGGAACGCGTATGATAACCTCAATACAGTCATGCGAGAATCCATTCGTCGCGGCGTTTCGCGCCGCGTCGTTTGGTCAGTCGCAAAAGTTACCAATAAGGACCTGCTCCGAATTTCTTCGAAATTCGGTGCGGATCCTCTTATTCCGCGGGAGTTTGGGGGTTTGGGTCTTCCTTCGGAAGAGCCATACGCCCTAGTTCCCCAGAAATTTGAAAGTCAGTTCTGGTTTAACCTCGATAAGGGGATTAAACGGGACCCGACAATCAGGCTTAGAGCCCAGGGAGGGTTATCGAAGAAATTCGAAAATCTTCTCGATAAGCTCGATTATAGGTCTGGGGTTCCCAGGGAGTGTAAGCACATCCTGGAAACTGAGACAAGAGTCCGATTATACCTCAGTCTTTTCGATGAAAAGGCCGAGGAGACTTCGGTAAAAATCAATCCGTTCCTCCGATCGTTACAGCGACGCCGAAAAGCGTTGTTGAAAGGATCTAAGGTCCGAGATGTACGATTGACCTGGGCTGTCATGGAGATTTTAATAAAATCTCTACGACCAACCCAGAAATCCTTGTTTCAGGTATGGCGGCATTGCGCCGCCGTATGTGAAGCAAACATGTCAAAGGCTCGACTTGCGGAACAGTTAACTCGAGAGTCTACTGTGTGACGACTTCGGTCAAGATCATATACTCCGGGCTAACCACAGAGTAACAGAAAAAGATA